ATTATCTAAAGCCGAAAGAGCTAAAACCTCTAAGAAAAAAGCTGCTGGTTCTCGCAAGGGAAAACAATTTGTAAAGAATACAGAAAAAGCAGAATATAAAAAAGGCACATATAATAAAAAATAACATATTTATCAACATATATTATGGCAAAATTTAATTTAAAAGAACATATAGCAAAAAATAAAGCTACTTTCTTTGGTTCATTAACTGAAGGTCAATTCTCTTGGATGACTCAAGATACAGGACAACAAATTGGTTCACAGGATGAAAATCAAATCCCTGTTTACATGTTTGATGATAAAGGTAAATACTATTATGAAAATGATTATGAGGGGTATGGTGTATTTGGTGGTAAAGATTACTATGAATTACTAGACCAAATGAATGGTGGCTCAGGTGATAGAGAAAGAGGTATTGATTTAGCTTTTGGTAAGGAAAAAACAGGTAATGAAATATTATTTCCTGCTTTAGTAACTAGTCCTAGTAATTTTAATTATAAAAATCATGACTTTACTAAAGAACCAGAATCCGATCCTAACCAATCTTGGTATGAACCAGAAGAAGATGATTTTTATGATCAAAACGATGAAGAGGTATTTGGTGATATGGATAAAGAAGAAGATTATGATTATTCCGATGAAGAAGAATTAGATGAAGTAAAAACTACAAATACAAAAATGAAAAAATCAGAATTTAAAGATAAAATCAAAGAAATGATTTTAAAGGAAATAAACTTAGATATAGATAACATGGAGGATGCTCCAGAATCAGAAGTTGATTTCTTAGCCGAATTAGAAGGTATGTTGGATGAAGCAGAAGGTTTAACTCCTCTTCAAGACTATGTTTACCAATACGAAATAGAAATCAGTGGTGAAGATAGAGCACAAGAGTTTTTAGCTGATATTAAAAAACTAAACACTCCTGATGATGTTTATGATTACTATGCTTATGATAGAGACTGGTCAGGTTCTATGGATGATGATTTAGAAAATATCTACAGACAAGTAAAAAGAAAATTCAAAAACTTAAACGAAGCAAGTGAGTTTGAAACAAACAAACCAGCCCGTATTGCTGCTTTTATTAAAGACTTAGATGCTCTTGTAGATGAATACCACGCAGAATTATACTTATTTGGTGGTGTCCTTGATGCTATAGAAATGGTAAAAAAAGCTGCTAAGGAAGAAATTGACATGCTAAATGAAGCAGCTAAAGACGAAGAAGTTGATGCTGATGTAGAAGCAGCTGATGACACAACAGGTGAAGATACTACAGCAGGTGAAGAAGCTATTGATACTACAGTAGATGTTTCAACTGATGAAGTAAATCCTAACGTAAAAGCAGTACAAGATGCTTTAACTCAAGCTCAAGCAGCAGCACAACAATTAGGAGATCCTAAATTAACAGATCAAATTGGAAATACAATCACATTCTTTACTCGTTCACACGTAGTTGAAAAACCAAAAGGTGCTGTAGCTGAAAACTTAAATGAATCAATGTTTCCAATATTAAAAAGAATTTTAAAATAAAAGTATATGAACACACAAGAATTAGTAGAAAAAATGGAGTTATTGTTTGAAGAATTCAAAGCAGAACATGCTAAGACTTCTAAAGCAGCTCATGGTCGCGCACGTAAAGCATTAGGTGAAATCAAGAAATTGGTTACTGAATACCGTAAAGCTTCTATCGACGAGGACAAAAAGTAAATGAATAAAAAAAATTTACAACAAGCAATAAGAGAGTTCTTATCGAAAGATAAGAGCTCCCTTGTTACTGAAGAAACTCTAACTAAAGCTCAATTAGACAAACGTGAAGAGTATCTTAAAGATCTTAAAAAACAAAAGAAAAATCTAATAAAACGCTACGGCAAAGATGCTGAAGCGGTTATGTATGGTAGAGCAACAAACCTAGCTAAAAAAGCCGTATCAGAAATGGATAAACAAAAATTAAAAGAACTCGTTAAAACCTCATTAATGACTGATGAAGTAGAAGAAAATAAAACATTTGGTCCCGGGGAACTAGACTTTAGTGGATTTATAACTCCAGAACAAAGAATTATAGCCAATGCTTTTATGATTGATCCTACTAGAACTAAATTTGACTATAAAAACAATGCTGTAATATTTCCTGACCCAATTCAGGTTGAATTGATAAGAGGAGGAACAGTAATGTTAGGTTCAGTTAAAATGGGTAATCGTTTAGGATTTGTTAAAGGATATTTTGATGAAGATGGAAATGAAATTGAAGGTAACTTAATTAAAATGCCTTATAAAAATAAAATGAAAGAAGGTAAAAAAGAAGATGTTACCGGAGATGGTAAAATTGATTCTAAAGATTACTTAGCTAAACGTGATGCTGCTATTCAAAAAGCAAAAGCTGAAGTTAAAGAAGATATGGATTTAGGTCACGAAGACAACGAACCTCATATGTTAAAAGGTGATTTGTATCGTATTGGAAAATACGCTATGGAATTATATCAAATGGTAGACCAGTTTGAAGGACAAGGTGAAGTTGATTTCCCTTCTTGGTGGCAAGCAATGGTTACTGATGCTGCTACTAAAATGGTTAAAGCAAAACACTACCTTGATTTTGAATTAAAAGAACCAGCTATTGATGCTGCTGTAGGTGTTTCAACAACTGAAGAACCTATGATGGAAAGTGAAGTAGAAGAAGTAGATAAATTAGCTGCTAAGATTGCCAAAGCACTTAAAGATAAAGCTAATCAATCCCCAGAAGATCAAAATAACATCAAACAAGCTAGAAAAGCTATGAATGATGATAAAATTGATGTAGCTAAAAAAATCATTAAACCATACTTATCAGAAAAAATTGCACAACAATTAAAGTCTAAATAATGACTAAAAACGAACTAAAGGAAAAAATCAAAAACCTAGTTAAACAGGTATATCAAAAAGATGCACCCGTTAACTTAGATGCTTCAGGAGAAATAACTCTTGATACTGAAACATTTCCTGTGTTAGGTAAATTCCCAGAATTAAAAACAATTATAGTAAATTTATTTACAAAACAATACGAATTATTTATTTCAGATATTCAGTGGGTCGCACCTAGACCCACAACATTTAGAATATTATTGGCCAATGGTGAATCATTTTTCTTACATTACACACCAAGAAGCTGGGTTGCTACCATTGAAGGTAAAAAATATTATCTTGCCTCTATAGGTGAAGAAGAGCAAGCAGTTCAAACATTAGCAAGAATTTTATCCTATGGCCAAAAAGCAGAAACCACAACCGAAACCGGCGCCGAAGGCGGCACCGAAGAAACAGGGGAAGAAGAAGTAACACCTGAAGAAACCCCTGCAGAAGAAACACCAGCAGCTTAATTATGGACGCACTAGACTTATTTTTAAAACAAGTTAATTACAAATTTCCCAAAGGACATTGTGATATAAATGATGCACAAGATGTAGCATTATTACAATTCTTGTTAGAACAACATGGTGTACCTATGTACGAGATTATATTAGTAAATGAAGCTGCCTCTGATATTAAAAATGAATTAATTGATGCTGGTTATGCTCCTGAAGACATTATTGTTAAAAGTAGTAAACAAATTCGTTTATTAACTAAAGGTAATGAACGTAAATCTACTATGGATAAATTAGTAACCGATTTAGGTTATACTTATAATCCTAATTTTAAAGGTTCATCTTTAGGTGCTGTTATAGCAGATGATGGTACAGCAATTATTGTTAAACCAAAAGAAAGACAAGGTGGTTTAGCAGCAGGTTTAGATAATGAACAAGCTTTAGTTGATGGTATTAATCAATATACTGATGAGGAACCTATTAAAGTAGTATTTAAAGGAACTAACAAAACTATTTCTTTTGACAAAGTAACCAAAGCAAAATCAGTAGGAACAGATACAGCTGGAGGTAAAAAATCAGATGTAGCTTTGTATTCTGGTGATAAAATAATTGGTAACCTTTCTCTTAAAAAGGCAAATGCCTCTATGTGGGAAAGTGCTGATAAGAGATACAAACAATTAGTTGGTAAATTATCTCAAAAATTAATAGACAATCCATTCCCTAATGTTGGTTTGAGAAAAACCGAAAAAGAAGGTATATATCGTTTATATAATCCTAAAACAAATACCGATTTAAGTGGAATCATAATTACAGATCTTCCAAACAACGAAAATGAATCAATCATTTTTGGTACAGATGATCCCAAAGTTCAGGTAATTAAACATACCTTCCAACCAAGTGATTTTTCATTTGAAAACGGAGTATTAAATATTCAATCAGGAATTATATTCACAGAATTATCAGATGTTGAAGGTACCGAATACGAACCTATCTTAGTATTAAGACATGATGTTACCCGTACAGCAAGTAAAGGTTTAAGACCTATTGTATATAATAAAAATTATGCTTACAAAGATGGTAATTTAAAAGGTTCTCAAGTTGAATTATCATATGATCAAGCAGTATCTTAATATTTATAACCATGGATTTAAAAAAATTAATTAAGGAAGCATTAGAAAACAAGGATTGTTGCACTGCAGCAAAACCTACTAAAGCGCCTATATTAAATGAAGGCATGCAGTCACGTGTTTTGATGACTGAAAATATGCAATATCATATAAACACTAAAAAACCATTATATGAAACCACTATACCATATGGTTCTAAAGAATATATAGATTTATGGGCAGAAGCAAGATATCTATACATTCGTGAAGCTATTGATTTAACAGGTATTGATTTAGAAAAAATTACCGAAACAGATTTAGGTGAATATGGAATATTTGAAGGGCAAGTAGTGCCTTTAGATATGCCTATGCCTGATGATGATTTAATTAACGAGGCCGAATACCAAGGACGTAAAGTTCAATTAGGTAAACCAATGCAAGGCGACGTTAAGAAATTTAAAGTATATGTTAAAAACGCTAAAGGTAAAGTTGTAAAAGTTAACTTTGGATTTGGTGGAAAATCAGCTAAAGGTAAGCGAATGGTAATTAAGGATAAAAATCCTAAAAAACGTGCCGCTTTTAGAGCTAGACATAATTGTAAAAACCCAGGACCACGTTGGAAAGCACGTTATTGGTCTTGTAAAGCTTGGTAAAAATAAAATATTTATAACAAAATTATGATTATAACTGAAGAAACATTACGTCTACAAAAGTTAGCAGGTGTAATTACTGAAAACCAATATAAAGAAAAATTAAAAGAGGTTGATATTAACCTAGATGATAAAGAACAATCTGTAGTAGATGATGTAAAAGATGAAATGTCTGATATATTAAAAACTATGGATGCTGAATTAGCTAAAGCAGCAAAATCAACAAATGAAGGATTAATAACAGTAGCTAGTATTGCTATTGCTCTTCCTGCTATTATGGGATTAGTTGCTAAATTTGGTAAAGCAGCAGGTGCAATGGTTAACAAAGCATTAGGTAAAAAACCAACAGATGAAGATGCCTATAATCAATGGATGACCAAATTAGGTCACATTGCAGACGAATTACATCATTTGTATATGGCACCACTTTTATCAATTACTAAGAAATTTGTAAAAGATGAAGAAATGGCTAAAAAAATTGCTAATGGTATTTTCCATGCTATTGTAGCTGCCTTCTTAATCGCTTCAGGAGCAACAGCTGTTAAAGCTATTCAATCTAAAAACTTATCTTTAGCTACTTTAGAGAGTGCTCTAAGTGCAGTTAAAGGAGGTGAATTAAAACAATTCTTTACAGGATTATTTAATTCATAATTTATAGACGGATTCATAGCCCGTCGACAAACCTTAAAAAAATGACAGCTGTGGCGTCACCAAATTTGGAGACGCCACCTTTTTTTATTATATTAACGCATTAAATATATGGCAAAGAAAATTGTAATTGTAGGATCAGGAGTAGCAGGTGTAAATGCTGCTACTAAATTAGTAGACAATGGTTATGATGGTAGTTTAATCACCATTATTGATATGGGTAAAGACCCTTATAACAGAAAACCTGAGGAAGTAATGACAGGTTTCCTAGGTGCTGGAGGTTGGTCTGATGGTAAACTTACTTACCACACAGCAATTGGAGGTCAATTATCTAAGTATACAGGTGAGGAAAAGGCAATGAATTTAATGGATCAGGTTATTAATAACTTTAAACGTTTTCATCCTAAACCAGAGGAAGTCCAATGTTCAAATCCAGTTGAAGAACCAGAATTTATTAAACCATATTTTGGTTTACGATTGTTTCCTGTATGGCACGTAGGTACAGATTATTTATCTGAAATTGCTAAAAATTGGTATGATTATCTAGTATCTAAAGGTGTTAGATTCTTATGGGAAGAAAAAGTAACTGAAATTGATTTTAACGTAAATAGTTTAGCAACTAGTATTTTGAATACAACTGATACTAGAATTATAAGTTACGATGAACTTATTTTTGCCGTAGGTAAATCAGGTATTGATTTTGCTCAACAATTACAAGATAGTTATAAACTAGAAACAGAACCTAAATCAGTTCAAATCGGTGTTCGATTTGAAGCACCACAAAAACACTTCCAGAAATTAATTGATATTAGTTACGACTTTAAATTGTATCGTAAGTTTGAGGATAAAGGTGTTTCGCTTCGTTCATTCTGTACAAACAATAATGCCGCTTATGTTGCTGTAGAAGAAACATATGGTAATCATAGTTACAATGGTCATGCTAAAAAAGATCCAAAATATAAAAATGACATGACTAATTTTGGTATTTTGATGGAAATTAATGGTATTGAAAATCCGTTTGAGTGGTCTCGTAAAATAGTAAATGAATTGCAGTTTGCTGGAACTGGTTTATATTATAGTCCATCTCGTAAACCATCTAAAACATCAGAAGGTGAAATAGTTACTACTATTCAAATTGAAAAATTAGATATAGTAAAACATGGAATGGGTGAGTATTGGAATTATATAGAGGATTTTATTGAAGATATGAAAAAAGTATTCCCAACACTTAAAGATGATTGGGGTGTTTACGTTCCTGAAGTAAAATATCTTTCACCTGAACCATTAGTTTATCCAAGTGATTTGGCTTTAGTAGATTATCCAAATGTTCACTTTGTAGGTGATGCCTTATCAGCTCGTGGTATTACAGTTTCAGGAGCACAAGGTATATTATCAATTGAAAAATTAATTAGTAAAGAATGTCCTTGGGATAATATTCAAGGAGATATTATTAATTGGAGATAATTTGGAAAATCAAAGAATTTTTATTATATTACAAGCATGAAAACTAAATATGAACCAAGTAAAAAACTAACTAAAGCAGATGGTACTGTTGCCTATGTTTGGGAAGGTAAATTACATAACTGGGAAGGTCCAGCATTGATTCCTGAAGGTGATACTCGTAAACGTGAATATCATATTCATGGGATTAAATATACCGAAGATGGTTGGAAAGAAGCTCGTCGTAATCGTGAAGGTCTTCCATGGTATAAAACAGCAATGGGTCAAGCAGGTCAAAATAGAAACTAATATGAAGATAGGTTTATGTGGAACAATGAGTGTAGGTAAAACTACATTAGTAAATGCTTTGATGTCTTTGCCTGAATTTGAAGGATATAATTTTGCTACTGAACGTTCTAAGTATTTACGTGATTTAGGTATTCCATTGAATACTGATTCTACATTAAAAGGTCAATTTGTATTTTTAGCTGAACGTTGTGCTGAATTGATGAATGAAAACATTATTACAGATAGAACTATAATTGATGTTATGGCATTTACTAAAGCAGCTAAGTCAATTGAGTATTACGATGCTGAAGCATTTTGTGATGCTGCTAATAAATTAGTTGGAGAATATGATTATGTATTTTATGTGTCTCCTGAAGGTGTTGAGATGGAAGATAATGGAGTTCGTGAAACTGATTTGAAATATAGAGAAACTATTGATAATATAATTAAACTATTATTATATAGAAGTAATCATAAAATTAAAAATCTACATACACTATCAGGCACTACAGAAGAACGTATTCAACAAATGAAAGAAGCGCTTTCCCTGTAATATTTATGGGTATGAAATTATCTGAATTAAAAAAACAAATTAAAGATAACATATACGAAATCTTGTCTGAAGCTGATTTAGATCCAGCAGCTGGTTCTGTAGTAATGCCTAAAACTTCAAACCCTGCTGACATCAAAAAGTTAACAGCTCAAAACATTGATGTACAGTTAAAAGAAGAAGAAGAAGATAGGGAACCTACAAAAGCAGAATTAGCAAAAGAAAAAGTAAAAACCGTTTCTAAGTTTAAAATCCCTAACGACCAATTTGAAGATTTTAAATCTAAACTTAAAACTTTAGTATCTAAAGTAAAAGGTATGGAAAAAGGAGATGAGCGTACTAAAAAAATGGCTGCCCTAAAACAATTTATTAAAAAACCAGAATTAGTTAAAGCGTTTAAAGAAAGAGACGTTAAAATTGATACTGGTGATTTGATCGGATAATATGAAAAAAATTATTATACAAGTAGTTATAGTGTGTTTAGTAGGTGTAATACTTTACGGGTTATTTACTTACAAACAAGGTTATTCTTCTGATAAAGACAAACAATACCAACATACTATAGATTCTCTACAATCAGAAATTGGTAAAAAAGATACTATGATTTCTACTTTAGATTCTACTAGAAAGGTCTTAGATTCTTTAATCATCGTAGATAAAGTTAAATTAGCTGATATTGCTGAAAAAGCAAAACAATATAAAAATCAATATGAAAAAGAGCATAATCGCATCAATAATATGTCTGATGATGATATCATCGGCGAGTTCACAGCAGCGTTTAAGTGATTCAACTGTAATAGTTCCTATTAAATCCTTAAAAAATGCTTTATTAGTTAAAACTGATAGAGATAATCTTAAAAAAGAATTAGTAATAGCTCGTGATTCCATTTCAACAATGGAAAAAATTATTCTTAGACAGGATACTGCTTTATTCGTATGCGATTCTACTCGCGTGATTTTAGATGATAAAGTAAAAGATTTAAAAGGTATTATTACGGCTAAAGACGGGATGATTAGTGAAAGGGATAAAAAAATTAGTGATTTAGAAGATAAACTGAGGGGAGCTAAAGCAGCATTTGTAATTGCTACTGTTGGTATGATTTTAGCACTTTTATGAGCGATTTAAGTTTAAAAGAAGTAATTAAACAGGAATACATAAAGTGTGTACAGGACCCTGCTCACTTTATGAAAAAATATTGCAATATTCAGCACCCACAAAGGGGTCGAGTAATATTTAATTTATATCCTTTCCAAGATAAAGTATTAAACCTTTGGAAGGATCATCCATATTCAATTGTATTAAAATCTCGTCAGTTAGGTATTTCAACTTTAGCAGCAGGTTATTCTTTATGGTTAATGTTATTCCAAAAAGACAAAAACGTACTTTGTATTGCGACTAAACAGGAAACCGCTAAAAACATGGTTACTAAGGTTAAGTTTATGTATGATAACTTACCTTCATGGCTTAAAATACCAGCAGACGAACATAACAAATTAACATTAAGATTAAGTAACGGATCACAAATTAAAGCTACTTCAGCATCAAGTGATGCAGGTCGATCAGAAGCCGTATCTTTGTTGATAGTCGATGAAGCAGCTTTTATTGAAAATATTGGAGAAATATGGGCATCAGCACAACAAACTTTAGCAACAGGTGGTGGAGCAATTGTACTTTCAACACCGTATGGAACTGGAAACTGGTTTCATAAAACTTGGGTAGCAGCAGAATCAGCAGATAATGACTTCTTACCTATTAAATTACCTTGGTATGTTCATCCTGAACGAGATGAATCATGGAGAAAACGTCAAGATGAACTATTAGGTGATCCTAGACTAGCCGCTCAAGAGTGTGATTGCGATTTTAGCACATCAGGTGATATTGTATTTTACAATGAGTGGTTAGATTTTATTAAAGAAACAACAATCCAAGATGCGGTTGAAAGGAGAGGAGCAGACCAGAACTTATGGGTATGGGAACCTGCAGACTATACACGCGAGTATATGGTAGTAGCAGACGTAGCTAGAGGTGATGGTAAAGACTTCTCAACTTTTCACGTAATGGATATTGCTACAAATACTCAAGTAGCCGAATATAAAGGGCAAATGTCGCCTAAAGAATTTGGATACTTTTTAGTAGGTGTAGCTACTGAATATAACCAAGCATTATTAGTAGTAGAAAATGCTTCTATTGGATGGGCAGCTATTGAATCTGTTTTAGAAAGAGGATATAGGAATGTTTATTATTCACCTAAGAGTGATACTTTAACCTCTGATTCGTATTTTAACCAATATGAAAACAGTGATAATGTTACACCCGGGTTTACTATGTCAATGAGAACAAGACCTTTAATAGTAAATAAATTTAGAGAATATGTTGGAGATCGTTCTGTAACTATTCGTTCTAAAAGATTATTAGAGGAAATGAAAGTATTTGTTTGGAAAAATGGTAGACCTGAAGCCCAAACAGGTTATAATGATGATTTAGTAATGCCTTTTGGAATTGCTATGTATTTAAGAGATACCTCTTTAAAATTCCAACAACAGTCTCACGATTTAACAAGAGCAACTTTAAATAACTTTTCTAAAGGAACTACTTCATATCAAGGAGCATACAACAGAAATTCAGTCCAAAACCCATACACAATACAAACGGGTAATGGGGAAGAAAGCATTAATTGGCTTCTATAATATTTATAACAAACACAAATGGCAAACACTAGTTTATTTACACGTCTACAAAGATTATTCTCCACTGATGTAATTATCAGGAATCAAGGAGGTAATGAATTAAAGGTTTTAGACGTTGATAGCATACAACGCTCAGGAGATGTAGCTACAAACTCCTTAATGGATAGATTTAATAGGATTTATTCTCCAGCAGCATCTTCTTTGTATGGACAACAAGTTAACGTTAACTATCAGTATCTTAGAACGTTTATATACTCGGACTACGATATTATGGACAACGATGCCATTATTGCATCTGCTCTTGATATAATAGCTGAAGAATCTACATTGAGAAACGAAATGGGTGAGGTGTTGCAGATTAGATCTAGTGATGAGGATGTGCAACAAATACTTTATAACTTATTTTATGATGTATTAAACGTTGAATTTAATCTTTGGTCATGGATTCGCCAAATGTGTAAATACGGTGACTTTTTCCTTAAATTAGAAATTGCTGAAAAATTTGGTGTTTATAATGTTATTCCATTTACTGCTTATCATATTGATAGACAAGAAAATTACGATAAAGACCATCCTAATGCAGTAAGATTCAAATACTCAGCAGAAGGTACATACGGCGGAGGTTCAGGGTATTTTCCTACACCAAACGTAACTGCTCAAAAAGATGGTAATAGTATATATTTTGAAAATTATGAAATGGCTCACTTCCGTTTAATGACGGATGTTAACTATTTGCCTTATGGTAGAGCGTATATTGAACCTGCTCGTAGAATTTACAAACAATATGCTTTGATGGAAGATGCTATGTTAATTCATAGAATATCTCGTTCACCTGATCGCCGTGTATTCTATATTAACGTAGGTTCTATTCCTCCAAATGAAGTAGAAAATTTCATGCAGAAAACAATTACTGCTATGAAGCGTACTCCATTAATGGATGAAAAAACAGGTGAGTATAACTTAAAATATAACCAACAAAACCTAATGGAAGATTATTATATTCCTGTTAGAGGTAATGATAATTCAACAAAAATTGAAAATCTTGCTGGTTTAAATTATGATGGTATTGCTGATGTTGAGTATTTAAGAAATAAATTATTTGCTGCTCTTAAAGTACCTAAAGCATTTATGGGTTACGATGAGAATTTACAAGGTAAAGCAACATTAGCAGCAGAAGATATTAGATTTGCTCGTACAATTGACCGTATCCAACGCATTATCCTTTCAGAATTATATAAAATTGCTTTAGTACATTTATATACCCAAGGTTATACATCAGATAGCTTAACAAACTTTGAATTATCATTAACAACTCCTTCTATCATTTATGATCAAGAACGTATTGCTTTAATGAAAGAAAAGATGGATTTAGCAGCGCAAATGATGGAAACCAAATTAATATCTACTGATTGGATTTATGAAAACGTATTCCACTTCAGCCAAGATCAATACGAGGAAATGAGAGATTTGATTGCTCAAGACCAAAAACGTGCCTTTAGATTAACTCAAATTGTTGAAGAAGGAAACGATCCTCTAGAAACAGGCAAATCATATGGCACACCACACGATTTAGCTTCATTATATGGAAGAGGAAGATACGAGGATATGCAACTACCAGATGGATATGATGAAAAATTACCACTAGGTCGCCCTCAAGAAAAAGCATCAAATATCAATACTCAAGATAATGCATTTGGTAAAGATAGATTAGGTAGAGATGCGATGAAAAATGATGACCAAGAAGGATATGGCAGACCAGTAAAAAATGTATCTCCATTAGCTTTAGAAATAAAAGCTAAAAACAAAACATTACTAGAGTCGCTTGATAAGAAAACAGTATTTAAATCTAAGTCCAATGGTGAGTCATTGTTAGATGAAAGTAAGTTAAAGGAATAAGGATCTTTATATATTTATAACAAAAATCTATTGAATGAATATTAAACATTCTAAATATAAGAATACGGGGCTTTTATTTGAACTCTTAGTAAGACAAATTACCGCAGATACTTTGTCCGGAAAAGACTCAAAAGCAACGGGTATATTAAAAAAATATTTTGTAAAAACAGAATTAGGTAGAGAGTACAAATTGTACGAAGCCCTATCTAAATACAAAAATATTACTGAAGGTAAAGCCGAAACTGTAGTTAATACTTTGGTTGAATCTTCTAAAGATTTAAACAGAGGAGCGTTAAAAAGACAAAAATATAATTTAATTAATGAAATTCAAAAGCATTATAATTTAGAAGAATTTTTTAAAACTAAATTACCTAATTATAAAGCTTACGCTTCATTATATACACTTATAGAAGTATATAATAGTGAACATTTGTCTACTCCTGACCAAATTATTACTAACAAGTTAGTTTTATTAGAACATTTATCTTCCAAATCAGTTGAAAAGTCAAAAGTTGAAGATAGTGTTATTGAAGAGTTTAAAACATACGATAAAGACCTTAGAATTTTAACATATAAAGTTATGTTAGAAAAATTCAACGGTAAATACGCTGATTTAAATGACAACCAAAAATCAGTACTAAAAGAATTTATAAGTTCAGTAGATTCAACCCCAAAATTAAGAGAATTTTACAATACTAAAATAACAGAAATTAAATCTCTTTAACTGAACTAAATAAAAAAGTTCAAAATA